AGCGCGAAGTCAGGCGAAGCGATTTGCATTGGCACTAGCGAAAGCGGCATGTGCGCCACTTCCTCGAATGACTCGCGCGCCGCGGCGAGCATCGGATCTTCACCCGGTTCGACGTGGCCGGCAGGGAATGCCCACGTATCAGGGAAATCCTCGGAATCTGGACTCCGCTTGACGAGGAGAACCTTGCCGGCAGTCAGGTACAGGACGCCAGCAGCACGGATCACAGCGCCGCCTTCGCCTGAGCAACAAGCGCCTGAATCTTCGTGCGCAACACGCCAGCCTGGTCGTGCGCGGCGTAAAGTTCTGCTTTGCTGGCCAGTTCATTGATGGCGTCGAGCGCGTCGAGAACAGCCGAGTTGGCGGGCTGAGTCGAAGATTGGGTCTTAGGAGGCATCTTTGTATCCAAATTTCAGTATGGGACGCGCGAAGCACCGGCAATTGATTGCGATGCCCGGGAGAACCGGCCCGAACGTGTCGTCAACGGGAGGTTTATCGAAGCGGAATGTTTTGCCGTTCCATTCCTCATGCTGAGGCCGTGGAGTCTTTCCGCCATGCGAGTGGCACCACTCGAACTCTTCGATGCCAGCGGCCTGCATCCGCGCGTTTGAGATGCTGGAGTAGGCTTTGCGGGTCTGGTCGTGGGCAACGTTCCGGGCCTTTCGAACGTTCTGCCCGTACTTCTCGCGCATGAACGGCATCAGCGTTTGAAGGCCGGAGCCGGTCGTGATCGAGCGCATCACCTGGCCCTGAACCTGCGACAGGTATTGCTCCGGGATCGTCTTGATCAGTTGCGCAGCTTCCTGCGTCGAAGCCTGAACGATTTCGCGCAGCCGACCGCTGTTCAGGAACGCGGGGTCCAACTCCAGGTCCTCGGCAACATCCTTCAGGCTCATGTTGAGCGTGGCGCTGGAGTGCCTGATGGTCTGGCGGATCATCCGCTCAGTCGCGGCTTTGGAGAGTCGGTTGAAGTAGGTTCCGTACTTGCGCTTCAGATAGTTGATGATGATTCGGGCGCGCGAGGCGGGATTGCCGTCAATGGCATCCATCGCGTAACCCGGATCGTCGAACATCTTCTTTAGCTCGCGCTCGGCCTCTTCTGACATCTTGCGGATAAGAGCGACTATGGCCTTTTGATACTGGTCGGCAATGGAGGCGCTAGAAATCAGCGCGCCACCACGTTTAACCGATACCGAGTTCATTCGCGGCTTCTATCGCTTCATCAGAGAGGCCAAGTTCGGCCAATGGATCGCTACCGTCTTCGCCCATGCCGAAATAACCCGAGTCGGGATCGGTCGCGACACGCTGGTGCTCATCTGCGCCCTGCAAAGCACCAGACTGAACGAGTTGATACCCGGTCTGAGCCTTGATCAGGTTGGTCTCTGCCAATTCCTTGGCGGTCGGCGCATCGAGCGGACGCCAGGCGATCGTGGTTTCGACAGCCTCTTTCCCCTCGGAGAGCATCGACAACAGGTGATGCCGCTCGAGAAACGGCGTAAGATCGTGTTCCTGAATGCTTTCCAGTTCTTCGTGGTAGTTGGCTTCTTCGTACTCGCCAGTGGAATTGAATCCTTTGGGAGTTGTGCCCAGAAGTTTCGTCGCAGGCACATTCGCCGCGGCGGCCACGATCTGATACTGGTTCATGATCACGTTATCGAGATCGGCCAGCGACGTCTCAAACTGCTTGAAGTCGTCCGCTTCCTTGTCGCCTATCTTGATGCCGTAGTTGTCGCGGAATGCCACCCAGCGCTGGAATTTCTGCAGCGCCTCGTCGCCCGCCATCGAGAACGCGGCCATGTTCGTCAGCCAGACATTCGTTCGCTTGGACGAAGCTAGGAGTGGCCCTTCGTTCGCGGTTCGCTCAGCGGCGTACACACGTTCCATGATCCGCTGCGATGTCGGGATGCCGCCGTACATGTACATCGGCTTCAGGACGTCTGCGGGCTCGGCAGTGCGGAAGATATGCAGATGCGAGCGATGATAGGTCTGACCGCCGATGATCCAGAATGTCGGCTCGTAGAAATGGAGCGAGCCCGGATCACTGGTTGCCGCGGCATCGAGCAGCGGGGCGCACCAGTACGGATCGACCTGGGAGATGCCCTTGTAGCTACCGGGCTCAATACCATCCGGGTTGAACGGTTTCTTGTAATACTCGGGGTCCGTCGAGTTAACCTTGAAGATCGCCAGGCGAATGCCGAACACGCGGCCAAATCGAACGAGTTGTTCGGCTTGCCACTTGACGCGATACTTCTTGTCATACCGCTTCAGGACCGCAGCGGTTTCCTTGTCCAGTTCATCGCCGTCGACCGTGACCGCATCCCAGCCGTTCCGGGTTGCATCGCGCGCCGGCATCGAGCAGGCTTTGTCGATCAGCCAGTTTTGGGCGAGAAGGGCACATGCCTGCCAGCCGATGAACGACTGACTGGCGTACCAGTCCATCAATGCACCGTTGATGACGGTCGGCGTCGGCTCAAGCTTTAAGCCGGAGAAATCATCCCCGTCCATCGCGCCAGACATGGTCGGGCGCTTACGTAGCGCAACCGACAACGTCTCGGCGTACTTCTGTCCTACATCTTTCGCGACGGGCAAGTGGGTTGAGAAGATACTTCCCGGCTCCCGCGCTTCTTCCTTTGCGGGGGCGGGGCGCTTGAACCAGTTGAACATGGATTAGCCGAAATATGAGGTGCGCTTGGCAATGAGTTCCGCGAAAGCGCGGCTGCATCCGTCGATCTGGTCGTCAAACGCACCGTTGGGGAACATGCGCATCTCATCAATCAGCGCTGAATTCCACGGCGCGCGGACCATGACGACATTCCCAACGTTGACCTGAGATGCGAAAGGCTCGGCGCGGGTTACCTTGTCACCGCTTTCGGGAGACGCGGTGACGCGGTATCCAGCGAACATCTTCGTTAGGTAGGCAACCTGCGTCTTGCCGGCCTGCCCGGGATCCTGCGGTATGCTGATCTTGGTTCCGATGCCATCCCGTGTGGCCGTCGCCTTCATCGTGGCGTCGCGCTGATCGGGTCCTTCCTGCACGCGGACCATGTCAGCAATGACGTATCGGCCATCTGTCAGCCTGCCAATGCGAGGGCCAGCAGTCCAATCACCAGCATTCACGACTGACGCCAGGTCCCACCCGCGGACGAAGCCGCGCGCGTCGGCAGGCAGCGCATCAATGACTTCGATGCGATCGGGCTTGAACAGTCCCCCTTCAGCCGGCGCCGGCCGCTGCTGATACTGCCCAGCAAACGTATAGGGCGATGCCGCTTCCATTCGGCGCAGCTCTTCGACGCTGTGCTTTTCAGGCCAAAGCGCCGTGCCATCTTCCTGCAATGCTGGCAAACAAACATGCTCCCACTTCTCGCCGTTGCCGCCAGCAAGTAACCATCCAGCCAGATCGCTCTCATGCAATCGCTGCATGATGAGGATGATCGGCGTGTTCTGCGGATCGTTCTTCCGTGACTCGAGCGTGGTCTGGAACCAGTCGATCACGTTCTGGCGCATCACATCGCTTTTTGCCTCGTCCGCTTTGTGCGGATCGTCGATGATGATGCAGCCACCAAACCCTGGCCGATGCTTACCAGCGCCGTAACCCGTAATCGTGCCTTCCGAGCCTACCGCGTAGACAATGCCGCCCCTGGTGGTGCGCCATTCGTCTTTAGCCTGGCTGTCGTTGCGAAGGTCGACGCCCGAAAAGATGGAGCGGTAGATCGGCTCCTGAATCAGCCCGCGCACATCCCACGACGAAGCCGCGGCAAGGCGACCAGAGTAGGACGTGTAAATGAACTCGCTATCGGCATGATGACCAAGTGCCCAGCCGATGAAGTTCTTGATGATTTCCGTCTTCGAGTAGCGAGGCGGAATATTGATGATGAGGCGCTTTATCTCACCCCGAAACACCGATTCCAGTTTGTCACATATTTCGACGTGGTGCGCCGCCTCTTGCCATTCATACCCACGCCGAGCGCGGAAAATGGTCTTCGTGAAGGACAGGAGGCTATTTCTCGCCTGCCGCCTTTCCAGCAACAGCCGAGCCGCTTCCTGCTGCGATAGCGGCAAGCTGTTCATCAGTCATTTCTGTTGGATTGGTAGGGATGAGGGGCGAGCCGTCTTTGCCGGTCACTTCGGCGTGCTGCGTCGACTTCCCGTATCCCCGATCCAGCAACTCCTTAGCGGCAGCAATGCGGGCCTGGTCGTTTTCAGACGTAGTGAGGATAGTTGCCAGTTCACGGATGGCCGTCTCAGCGTGCACTTGAGCAAGCGCTTTGATATCGGCAGTAATCTTGTTCGGAACGCCTGCGGGTCGACCGGCGCCGGGTCGTTTTCCACCGCGAGCCATTTTGATTTCCGTTGATATTTTTTCTTGAGTCTTAGTTTTAGGCTATCGGTAACGCTTAAGACTCGGATATATCTCCGTGATTAGGGAGACTTTTTCTCTTGCCCAATAGATCGAATCTATTGACGGGGAACTTAATCAATACCCAATCACCGCAAACGTCGTTGACGCCGCACTACCAATCCCGTTCAACGCGTTCCTTGGCCCGAACGGGAGGGTGAGGGATGCGCCCGGTGCAAGCGCGATGCCGTTCGTTGCGGATGCCGTTGCTGCGAACGACAGATAGAGGATCTGGCTTGCGTGGGTGTTTTGCACAGTGCACCATGCCGTGAAAGCGCCGCCCGCGATAATCTGCGCACTCGTCGTTCCGACAAGGCCAGCCTGGCTAATGCCGGTCTGTACCGATCCTTCCGTGGGCGTTGCGTCCAATGGGAACATCGCTATCTCTCAATTCAAAGTAAAGATGAGCGTTATGTTCAGCCCATCCATCGAACCGACCGTGTTGGGCGGAGCCAGTCACGCTGCCCGATCCCGATCCGCACGGGCTATCGGTCGTTCCGACCGAATATGAACCAGTCGCCTGTACGCAATCCCCGGGCGTCATCGCCGCTGACGGAACCACTCCAGGCGTGTACATCTGCGCGCTTGCCGATACGCAGAACAGCGTAAGCAGAAGGGCAAGAATGCGCATGATGGTTTGAATTGGTGCGCCGTAGCGCATCACCGCCTTTGCTGGCGGAGCGGGACTGTGGTTTGATCGCCTGATTTAGGCCAGTCCCGGCGAAGTCGTTTCAGCAAATGCTGAAGGGTGGCTTGGGGGTGAAAGTGCGCGTGGGGCTATACAGTCGGCAGTTAAGCCGATTATTGTTGCCCTTGGGCATCAAGCCGCGAGCAGCATGTTGCTGTTGATGGTCACGCGACTCACTTCGCCGTATTCGCGGTGATAGGTGATGACCTTAGCGTCACGCCCAGACAGCCATCCGCCGCGCGCCGCATATGCATCAGGCGCAGCCAGTGTGCGGTGCTGCTCGACAACCATCAGGTTGTTTTCCTTCACGTCGATGCTGTGAAGGTGGCCCATGTGGGCATAGGCGTACTTCGTGCGACCAAACATCTCGCGGAACTGAGCTGCGAAGACTTCCGCGACGTTCGTCACCTTGCGCTTGTGGCCGTGGTGCACGAACAGAGCGACCTTGCCAAACTCGTACGCGTTGTAGGGCGACGGACTGCGATCAACCGTCACCCGAGGCTCATCCTCATACAGCACAGAGAACCACTCTCGCAGCCATATCTGGCTTACCGGGTCATGGTTTGCATCCGCCATAATGATGTGCACGCGCTTGTGCTTGACAAGCAGCATGTCGATCACCTTGCGCAGGATGCGGATCGCCGTTCGGACTACCTTGGCAAAGCGCGTATCGACGTCAAGCAAATGTTTTGAGGCAGGAGTAAGTGCCTCGATCCCATCAGCGTGTAGGAAGTCCGAGATTTGCGCAAACAGTGCGGTTTCGGCATCTGGGGCCTGGGCAATGGCCTGTTCGAACCACCGTACGATCATGTTTTCGGCGATCGACAGATCCCAATCCGCGCCAGTCTCATCCTTCCACGAC